CAACTGTATTTGAAGCAGTGTTGAGTAGAGAAGAACCAACTTCCAATCTATCAATGACACCATCGGCTCCTGGTGTAGATAAATCGCCGAGAAAATCGGGAAGATACTCCGTTCTACCTTTTGCCTGAAAAGTTCGATTCGCGACATCGATATCAAGACCTTGCACCGCAGAAGTAGGAAGACTCAATTTAACGTCTTCAGCCCACAAAAACACCTGGATAGTGACAGGATCTGTCGCACCATTGGCATGTTTCAACTCAGCCATACTACTGGAGTGGACAACGCCAGCATGCGTGTAAGTGGCACCATATGGCCCCAAACCAGGTGTAGGCATGGGACCACCAACATGGGCTGTACCGGGAAAGCCGGATCCACTGCTCGCAACAAATTTGGATTCGACCTCACTAGGGCAAGCAACCCAGTCCCTCTGGGGTATTCGAAACCAATTCGCTCCCCAGAAGAACGGGAAAACCATCTCACCACCCATAGACTGTCCAGGATCAATAAAAATCTTGGGCCATTGGGATTGGATGACTTTGCAAACCTCCTCGGAATCGGATAAAGGTAAAATGTCACCACCACCGGTGCCATAAGCATAACCAAATTCTCCATAAGGATCCAAGGTGTTACCAAACTGGTAGCGCTCACCAGGCTCCGTCAACAAGGGACGATAAGACACCATACCGCGGCCAAAATGCATGGGAGAACCATTGACGATAATCTTCATGTGCATCTTGCACCGCATTAAATAAAAATTCCTCAATTTCTCCGCGACCGCGGGACTATCAAGGAAGTGGGCCCAAGGATTGAAATAAATCACTGGGAAAGGGGCCCCCACCTGCCAAATGTGTGTGGCGGCCAAAATGGGTCTCTTCAACCAATTTGCCAAATCCACATCTGGACAACCACCCCAATCGTGGGTGGGATCTTCATCGCCATTAATAGTGGCAATGAATTGCGCCTCCGAATCATCGAAGGCAAAAGTCTGCTGAATTTGGACGTCAGCAGTCGTACTAATATTAGTAATAGTTTCTGAGCTATAATTCGGAAAGGGACGTGCTCTAATGTCCCGATCTATAACAACGATACATAAATTAACTACATTACATGGGACCACCCGGCATGTACAACCGGGCCAACATCAAAATAATAATAGGGTGTATTCGACAACTCAGTGAGTCCGTCGGGCTACAACAACCCATGGCTAAATTAGACCCACGTTCGCCAATCGTGGGAATTAAAAATGGACACCTACACCCTCTCGTAAGAGAGAGTGAT